GTATCAAAGTTTCCAATCGTTCCGCTTTGATATTCCAAAAAAAAAGCATTGCGCCGCTGAATAGGTCCGCGGGCATTTCCTTGAACGCGTCCGCGTTCTCCTTCGCAGTGTACTTCGCAATTACGTACTTGTCGCCGCCCTTGATTCGGATTGGCCGATAAAGAACCGACATCAGCCGATGCGCGTTCGGCCAAAAATCCGCTTGATATTTCTCGCAATCAATCCATTCTCCAACGCTGAATTCGGACCAATCGGGAATAAAGCCGTATTCGGTCCCGTTCAAGCGGAACGTCTTGCGATGTACGGCTTCCTCTTTTAGGCCATTATAAGCCCCAAGAATCGATTCGATTTCATCGGGCGTAAGTTCCCTTGCCTTCGCTTCCGATATGCGAAGGAGGGACGCCGTTTTAACGACGTCGGACGCGTCGGACATCGCGACCTGCAATTGACCTAACGTCAGGTCGCCCCAATTCTTCGGATTCGGCATTTCCTTATTGACGGAATATCGGTGATTCCTTCAAAGTTAGGCACAAAAAAAGGGGCCGAAGCCCCTTGCATTTCGCTTGTTGGATTCAGTCCGCGAATTGGTCGAACTTGTTCGGGTCGCCTTCGAATCCGCAGTATTGGCGGCAACACATTGCGAAGCGGTTGTAGTATTCCGCGGCGACGAAGATTGCAACGTTGGCGTTTTCAAAGAAGAATGCCGGGCGTCCTTCAATCGTAATGCATTCGTACGTTCCCAAGTTTGCGGTTGCGTTGTAAAATGCCTTCATCGAGAAGCGAGCGGGGGCGAATTGGATAGTGGTCATTTTTTCTTGTCTTGTGTTGTTTGACCCCACAAACATACGGGACTTTTTTTGTCCTGCAACATTTCCGCAAACTTTTTTTTTCGTTAGCCGATTCGGTACTTGCCGAAGTTGGGGTTCGATTGGTTGAACATCGCCGCGTAACGCGCCGCGTCGATTGCGTGATTGAAGGCGTCGACGGGTTCGTTCAGGACGCGTCCGTTCTTGTCTTCCCGCCATTTGTAGTTGCGCAACTCTTTAATCAAGTTCACGCTTCGCGATGTAACCGCCATCGGGCGCGAATGCAAGAATTGAATTCCCGCCCGGACCGAATCCGGACCCTTCTTCGCCGGGTGTACGTTCAACCCGTATCCGTGCAATTCGTCGATTGATTTCGGTTCGGCAGAATCGGCGACAACTTGCGATTTGCCTACGTTCAGAAGTTGCGCGATTTGCCGATTGGACAACCCGGTTTGATACATCACTTCGTCGAACAAGAACCCCGCCCCGTTCGTGTAAACCGCGACGCACGCCGTCGGGTCGTTCGTGTATCCGAAGTCCAACCCGTACCCAAGCAACCGCCATTCCGCGCCGATTTCCTCAATTTGGATGTAATGGTTGAAGATAGTACTTCGGGATTGCCCGCGTTCCCCCAATCCGTAGACGCGCCAAAAGTTCGAATCGGCATCCTTCAAGCGTTCGATTTCTGCAATCAACGCCGGGTCCAAATGCGGGTTGTCCTTGTATGTCGTTTGAAAAAACGCCGCATCGTCCCGCGGGATTACGTCGTTATAAATCCAATGGAATTCTTCGGACGGGTTGTAGTCAAGTAAGATGTTCCCGGTTGTCCTGATGAGCAATTGCCGCCAATCTTCAAGCGTCAATTCGTTCGCCTCATTGATGTACAAAACGTCCCGCTTCCGTCCCCGAACTTTCTGCGGTTGGTCAACGCTGATGAACTCAACGAGGTTCCCGAAGAGAATGTAGGTCGCTTCTGATTTGTTGTGGAATTCCTCCGAATACGCGTCTTCCCGATTGAGGATTTCGAAGAAGTCCCGCATTACGGACGCGCGCAACGCGGGGAACGTCTTGCGGCAAATCGTAATCGTCGCCCCGGCGTTCTTGTTTTGATGGCAAAGTTCGATGAGAACGAGAAGAAGGGAATACGTTTTGCCCGACCGCGTCCCGCCTTGATGGACCTGAATGCGTTTCGTGCATCCCTTCGCGTCGTAGTACGTCCGCGCTAAATTCATTCCTTGAACCACGACAACGGGCGCGATTCCTCAACTTGGATTTCCTGACGTTCGACGTATCCGCGCGCCTTCCCTTTCGTCTTGAGGAAGAAGATAACCGCCGCGGGGTTCTTGTCCTTGATTAGGGCGTGCAAATGTGATTCGGCAAAATCAATCGCTTGTTCCCCGATAAGCCGAACCGCTTCCTTGTATTCCCCGTCTTCCTCCATCCATCGATAATGCGTTTCACGTGAAACATCCGCGGCGCGCGCGGCGGTCGTTACAATCCCAAGCGATTTTTCGAGGGCGGCAAGCATCGCCCGTTTTTTAGTTGTCATTATTCGTCAGTTGTGCGAATCAATTGCGCCTTTTGTTTGGTGAATTCTTCCCAACGTTTAACGATTACGTCGCAGTATTTGGGGTCGAGTTCCATTCCGTAACAGGTGCGGCCTGTCTTTTCTGCGGCAATAAATGCAGAACCTCCACCCGCGAAAGGGTCAGTAATTGTGTCGGATTCCACTTGCTTAATAAGCCTCTCCAAAAGTTCGACAGGTTTAGGCGTGGCGTGTTCTGCTTCGCGGTCTCTTGTAAATTGGAGAACGTTTGGCGTGCTGCCATTGCCTATTTTACCCGCCAACTTAGAACCAAACAAACACAACTCGTGCTGATTGCGGAATGGCATTCCCATGCCCATTTGAACCTTGTCCCAAACAATCATATTTCGCACCCGATATCCGTTGCGCTCCGATAAATCGAAATTGTTAATCCACATTTTCCAGTCGCAGAATACAAAAATTGTGTGGGCCGGTTTGAATTGTGTAAGTACCGCGTTCATCAAACGTTCATAACCACGGGTCGAAAGATTGTCGTTTTCAATTTTCTTGCTGCCACGTGCACCGATACTCCCGGATGTTTTGCCGCTTTCCTGAAAACCTCCGGACGAATACGGGGGGTCGGTTAGGATAATTTCAGGCGTTTCCCCATCCATTAACCGCGCCACGTGTTCCGCGTTCGTGGAGTCCCCGCAAAGGAGACGGTGTTTTCCAAGGATGTATAGGTCTCCCGATTTGGTCTTCGGTTCTTCGGGGACGCTAGGTACTTCGTCCGGGTCTGTTAAGCCTTCTTCGGGTTCCGGTTCAGGGGTCCACACATCGAGTCCCCAGTCCTCGAGTTGGTTTGCGTCCCATTCGTTCGCAAGAATATCCCAATCCCATTCCCCGAAGCCGACGTTGTCCTTAATCAGGAACTCGGATTGCTTGTTTTCCGTCCATTTAACGACGTAAACGGGGGTTTCCTTTATCCCGGCTTCCCGCAACGCCTTCAATCGCATGTTGCCCCCTAAAACGACGCCGTCGGACGTGCATACAATCGGGCGCGCTTCGAGCATTTCGGGAAAGTCCTTGACGGATTGAACCAGTTTGCGAAACTTGTCGTCCTTAATGGTTCGCGGGTTGTTCGGGTTCTCGCGTAAATCCGCGACGGGCATTCGTTTAATCATTGTGCAAGATATTTCCGCGGACGTCTTCGGCGACAACCTGCAACCAAAGCGTTTCCGTCGTGTCCATCGGTCGCGCGAATTCGCGTTGCGCGATTGGTTCGTTCTTCAACATCGGGTTCTTCGCGCCGTAGTAATGGACAAGCCCGGCTTCGGCGTACGCAAGGATGTTGCGCGCGATTTCTTCGCGTTCTTCAAGCGTGTAAATCAGGTCCATTCCTTAATGTATTCCCGGTATTCTTCAAAAAATCCTTCCGATTCCCCAAGCCGGACCCATTTCAGGAACCGCGTTTTGCGCCGCAATTCGGCGTATTTCTTCCGTTCGGCTTCAAGCCAAACGATGCGCCAAACGCCCGCTTCGTTTTGGTGAATTATGCCCGCATCCTCCATCGTGGACAACGTCGCCGTTAACGTTTGGTGCTTGATGTTGGTTGCCTTCCGCAACGCGTCAAGGTCCATCGGCCCCCAACCCGAAAGATTCAGGTATATCTTCTGCGCAATCGTCTTCGGAAGCCCGGTTGCAACCGCCTTCCGGTACGCCTCAATGCTTTGCTTGCTCATCGCTTGTTCAAGTGTGTTCGAACCTTCTGAATGATGGACGCCTTGAAATCCTCAATTGCGCGTTCAAGGTCCTTTTCGAATTGTAGGTCCTCGTGCCATTCGTTGAAATCGCGCGCGGCGCGTTCAGGCATCGACGTTGATTGAATGTTGGGCATTGTTGTTTGATGAAGCCCCCGACCGAAGCCGGGGGCGATTTGTTTTCTTATCCGTTGATGAACTCAACCGCAAGTTCCGCGGCCGTGTTGAAATCGTAGTAACGCATCATTGTCGAGTATCCATTTTTTTTCAGGGACAAAGAAAAACGGCCACATTCATTTTGAGTAATCGTTGCTTCCTTGCCGTTTGACTCCATGGAAATCATTCCCGATTTGGTCGCTTTGAAATCTTCAAAAGTCACTTGTTGCTTGTTCATCGTCGTGTGTGTTTCGTTGTTTGACCTGACAAAGATGCGACGCTTTTTCTTCCCTGCAAACTTTTCGGAAACTTTTTTTTCGATCGATGGGCAATCAAGCCCAACGCGGCAAATCAAGTTCCTTGCATCCGCCGAAGTACGCCCCGGGTTCCCCGTCCCATTCAACGAACTTCCGAACAAGTCCCTTCGCCCTTTGGTATGCCATTTCGTGCGCGCGTTCGCTTTGGATGTAAACGGCGCAATTGTACGGGGCGACGTTCTCGATTGCAATCCAATAAAACCGCGATTCCCCGCAAGCCGTTCGATATAGGGCGGCTTGTTCGTGGTACATCGACAAATGCGCCGCCCGCGTAAATCCTTCCGGGGAAGCGTCCGCGCACGTCTTTAGGTCGAGGATGAACGCGCCCTTCCTCCAAGCGTCTACAATTCCCTTTACTTGCGTCCCTTCAAACGGAACGTGAACGGGTTGTTCGTAGGCGCATCCTTCAAGCAATTCGACCGCGACGGGGTTCTGCATCACCGAATCCCGCATTCGAAGCATCGCTTGAAAATCGCCTTCCGAAATCATTTCCCGCCCGCTTGCGCTGAACGATTCGAACGCCGCCTTGCCTTCCTTCGTCCGGCGGTCCATCTTCGGAAGCACGATGTACCTTAAATCGAATTGGTCGGGTTCAAGTACGAAACAATGGAACGCGCTTCCGAAGGTCATTGCGTCCGTCTTCGGCGCGTCCCCGGCGATATACTGCAAGTAATGGTTCGGCGATTTGGCAAACGCCTTCAATGCCGAAAATGAAATGTAATCGCGCTTCATTTGTTGAATGGTAAAGCCCCGCGACCGAAGCCGCGGGGCGGGTTGTTTGTTTGGTTTAGTTCAGGACCTGAAACACCTTCTTCGGGTTGACAATCAAGGTGTAAAGCGAATGCCAATGTTCCCGTTTTCCGGTTGTAAGAATCTTTGTAACCTTCCCCTTCAATACAATTTGCCCCGTGCGTAATTGGTCCGTGTATTGAACCTGCATTTCAAACGTTTCCAAGAAGCCATTGTTGTACAAGCCATTGTTGTACTTCAATGTCATTCCTTCTTCGACGTTTGCCGCTTTGGTCAATTTCGCGTTGTTCATTTTGCGTGTCTTTCGTTGTTTGACCCCACAAAGATAGACAAAGAATTTTCCCCCGCAACAAAAAAGCAAACTTTTTTTCCTACTTCTTCGGGGTTGCCTCAATCGCGTATTGGTCCGGGTCGTTCGAAAGGAGGTTTCGGATTTCCCGGATGCGTTCACGAAGGCACGACGAACACGTTGTAGCGGACGCTTGCGACCCGGACGCCTTCGAGTAGATTTCCGCAAGGCGCGCGTTGTCTTCGGCGGTTATTTGGTTCCCAAGCCCGCACAAAAATTCCGCGATTTCTTGCGCTTCTTGGGGACTGATTACGCCGCCCCATTTCCCAAGCGGGCAATGC